CCTAGTGGATACACACTGGATGAAACAAAGACACAGATTCTTTTGATTGACTATGAGTGGCTTGGTGTAGGTACAGTACGTGTAGGCTTTGTAATTGATGGGCAGAACGTAATCTGCCACAAGTTTCACAACGCTAATAACTTGACTTCAGTCTATATGAAGACAGCTATTCTGCCGATACGTTACGAGATTACCGCAACAGATACTATTGGTTCTGCCGCTACAATGAAACAGATTTGTAGCACGGTTATCAGTGAAGGCGGCTATCAGCAAGATGTAAATGAACTGGCTGCACAAAGAACTACAGAACTTACGAGCATTAACCTTACAACAAAACCATTAGTATCTGTTCGTTTAAACAGTGGCTCATTAGACGCTGTTGTGCTGCCGCAGATTGTTAAAGTGCTTCCTACTACGGGACAAGACTACATAGTAACACTTGTTCGTAATGCCACATTAACAAGCCCATCTTGGGATACCAGCGAATTTACCAATGTGGATTATGATGTAAGTGCTACCGCAATGACAGGTGGTGAAGTTGTGCAGGTAGACTATATTACAAATACTGTACAGGCTGGCAGTGGCGTTGACGCACCGACAGGATACAAATTTAGCTTGCAGCTTGGTCGAACAATTGGTGGCACAAGCGATATTATGACGGTTGGTATTCGTACTGCTGTATCAGGTACACCTGCAGGTTCAGCCATTGGCGCACTTGTTTTTTACGATTTGACTAACGGAGTGTAACATGGAAACAAAGAACCGCACCGTTGGACTTGAACTAACAACATCTAATCAAGACATTTACACTGTTCCGTCTAACTTTGAAGCAGAGATAGACAGTATTTACATTAACAATGCCACCAATGCTAAAGTAACATTCAGCTTGGATTGGTATGATAGCCAGAACACTACTTATCACACACTGGCTGAAACAGTAGACCTTGAAGCAAACTCATTGCTTCAGATTAACAATGGACCTTTTTGGTTATACAAGAATGATGCACTACGTGGGCTTGCAAGTGCCAATAGTGCAGTTACAGTTGTTGTAAAGATTAAAGAGTTCTATATGCCCCAGAGGAGTTAAAGGAGATGCCCCTTACAAAAAAAGGTTCTGAGATAAAAGCCGCAATGAAAAAACAATACGGGGAGAAGAAGGGTGAGCAAGTCTTCTACGCAGCAGCCAACAAAGGAACAGTTAAAGGAGTGGCGAAAGGACAGAAGTACGCGCCGGGTGGGTCAGTTGGAAAAGCTGGCAAATCGGCGAAGCCTAAAACGAAGAGCAAAAGTAGAGTTAATGAAGCTGGCAACTACACTAAGCCAACCATGAGAAAAAGATTATTTGAAAAGATTAAAGCTGGCAGCAAGGGTGGTAAACCCGGACAGTGGTCAGCACGTAAGGCACAAATGCTGGCTAGTGCCTATAAAAAAGCTGGCGGTGGATATAAAGCCTAGGAGATAGACATGGTAAACATGCCTAAAATATCACGCAAAATAAAACGCAAAATAAAACGCAAAATAACACCCGGACTTGGAAATCCTACTGTTGTAGGCAAAGGTGGAAAGCAAAAAAAAGTAAAAGTTCGCCGCAATCCTCCAACTCCAGCCCCTATTGGCAAAATAGGTATACTTCCTAAAATGCCAAAAAAACTTAAACCTTCAAAGCCCATGCGTCCTCGTAATGGTAAACCTGTTAATAGGCCACTACCTAAACTGGGTAGAGGTATGGCAAGAATGGTAAAACGATGACGGAATGTTACACGTCTTCCTGCTCGTTGTTTATATCGGCACTGGAGAAAGTCGTTACCTCGCTAGTGGAGATATGTATTTCAAAAGTGTTACCACCTGCAATTTTTTCGCAGCCGAATTATCCAAACGCTACGGAAGTTACGGCTCAGTGGATTGGATGGACCCAAGAGACCGTGTTACCGCATATTGCATACCTAAGTATCTAAAGAAAGGCACAGTCGAGGTGTATTAAATGTTAGCAGAATTAGCCGCTGCTAACGCAGCCTTCGGAGTAATTAAACAAGCTATAAGCAACGGACGTGACATTGCAAGTGTTGGTAGTCAGATTGCAAAGTTTGTAGATGGCAAAGAAGATTTACAAAGAAAAGTATCAAATAAAAAGAATAGTCCATTTTATAGGGGTAACGACTTTGAAGAGTTTATGGCTCTTGAAGCTATCAAAGAAAAAGAAGAAGAACTAAAACAAATAATGTTATATGTAGGTCGTCCCGGATTATGGAACGACTGGCAGAAGTTTCAAGCGGAAGCACGTAAGGCTAGATTAGAAGCAGAAAAAGCTGCACGTAAACGTAAACAACAAATACTAGAAACACTTGTATTATCTCTGGCATGTATTGTAGGTCTCAGTGTTCTTGCTATTGTAATATACTTCGGACTTAAACGTAGGGGAATGCTTTAATGAAAAAGCCACAAAAAAGTCTCAAGGCATGGACAAAACAAAAGTGGCGCACAAAGAGTGGCAAGCCATCTGGACAGACAGGTGAACGCTATTTACCTGAAAAAGCAATAAAGTCCTTGACAAGTGCAGAGTATTCTGCTACAACTAAGGCAAAGAGAGAAGGTACACGTGCAGGAAAACAGTTTGTACGACAGCCGAAGCGAATTGCAAAGAAGACTGCACAGTTTCGCAGAGGCATGTAACATAAAGTTATTACGTGAAGAGTTTCCTGATTTGGAAACACGAGTAGAGATACTCAAATATGAGATAGGACAGAGATATGCTGCAAGCATTAATCGGACCAGTAACGGGTCTACTTGATAAGTTTATTGAAGACAAAGACCAAAAAGCACAACTAGCACATGACCTTGCTACTATGGCACAACGCCATGCACAAGAACTGTCCAAAGGTCAGCTTGAGATTAATGCAGCAGAAGCAAAGCATCGCAATATCTTTGTTGCAGGTTGGAGACCATTTATTGGCTGGACATGCGGCGTTGCGTTAGCATGGCACTTTGTTATTTCTCCGTTTGTTATTTTTGGTGCAAGCATGGCTGGTGTAGAATTACCTGAATTACCAGAGTTTGACATGGGTAGTTTGATGACGGTACTTATGGGCATGTTAGGACTTGGCGGCTTGAGGACATTTGAAAAGGCAAAGGGTTTGACTAAGTGAGTGCAAAGCAAATCCTAGAATGGAAAATTATTCCACGTCTAATGATGCTAGTGATAACTCTAATGAGTTGGCGTTGTGCGGAGTGGTTTATGAACTTGGAAGACCCGACAGCACCACAGTCAGCCTTTGTAAGCGTTGTAATGGGTGCTATGACAGGTGCATTTGGAATTTGGATGGGCAACGAACACAAGAAAACTTAACAGATGAAATACGATAAAAGCATATTCATACAAAAACTAATTGAACATGAAGGTTTAGTGCTGCAAGTTTATAAAGATAGCTTGGGCATTGACACTATTGGAATTGGTAGAAACCTAGAAGACCGTGGCATCAGTGACGAAGAACTGGAAGACATGGGAATTGCCAGCATTGACCACGTGTATTCATTTGGCATTACAGAAGCAGATGCCATACTTCTAGCAGAGAATGACGTACAGATTGTCGAAAAAGAACTGCTGGATGCCCATACTTGCATCGCAGGATTAGACGCTGTACGTCAACTTGTACTCATGGACATGGCATTTAATATGGGTGTGCCTCGTTTATGTAAGTTCAAAAAGATGTGGGCCGCTATCCATGACGAAGATTTTACTACTGCATCAAAAGAAATGCTTGACAGCAGGTGGGCAAGTCAGGTAAAATCACGTAGTACAAAATTAGCTCACGCAATGTATTCAGGAGAAATGCAATGAAACTATGTAAAGGTTGTAAAACCCCTACTAAATGCAAGAAGGCAAAGGCTTGCTTGAAAAAAGGTAAGTAAATGGCTAGAGAGTTAAACGAAAAGCAACAGAAGTTTTTAGACGTACTGTTTGACGAAGCAGGTGGTGACATGGTTGCCGCTAAGAAACTTGCTGGTTATTCTGACGGTACGCCTACGACATCTATTATAAAAGGTTTAAAAGAAGAGATTCTTGAAGCCACTCAAATGTACATGGCACGTAATGCGCCAAAGGCTGCAATTGCTATGACAGGTGCGCTATACGACCCAACTGAACTTGGTATTCGTGATAAGATGTCTGCCGCCAAAGAATTGCTTGACCGTGTAGGTTTGGTAAAGACAGAAAAGATGGAAGTTAAAGCAAGTGGCGGTGTTATGCTTATGCCGCCTAAAGCAAGCACAGAAGAGGATGATGACTAATGGGTTTAATGGATTCAGAAGAAACCTTACGAAAAGGTTACAAAAAAGCAGGTGTAAAAACACTCCGAAATGCTTTGCGAGAGATGGAGTTCTCTGATGACGATTACGAAATTGACAGTTTAACAAAATCTGAAATAATTGAGATTATAGACAATTATATGGGTTTTGGTGCTGACTATAATAAAGGTGGAGCAGTAACTAAAAAATCTCGTGGGGCATCTGACTACCGAAAAGGTGGCATGGTTCTTTCTACAGTGGACAGACGTAAAAGAAAATGACACGCAGTATAGGCAAATGGAAACTTCCACAGCCGACAGACATTAAAGAAGAAGATGATTAGTTTTTATGCCTAAAATATTAGATAGATTAGTGTCACAACTTAGAGCAAAGGGAATGTCTGAAAAATCGGCATATGCTATTGCTACTAAAAAGTTACAAGAAAGTGGTAATCTTAAAAAAGGCACAGCAAAGCCTACAAAAAAAGGTGTTCGTAGAGGAAATATGACACCTGCACAAAGAGCAAAACAACGAGCATCAAAACTATCTGGAAAACCAGTAAGCGCATACAAATATAATGCAAAAACAAATAGAGCAACATTAAAATCATGACACGTAGTGTAGGTAAGTGGAAACTACCACAGCCAACAGACATTAAAGAAGAAGATGAATGGGTACAGATACCACGCATAGCAAGGACTGTACCCTTTGGTTACAAACTGAACGATGATGACCCCGACATACTTGACCCAATCAAGACTGAACTAGACTTGCTAGAAAAAGCAAGACAACATGTAAGGCAGTATTCATATCGTGAAGTAGCTAACTGGTTAAGTAAGAACAGTGGCAGATATATTTCACATGTGGGTTTGAGGAAACGGTTAGATAATGAGCGACAGCGTAAGAACCAAGCTGCAAGTCTCCGCAAGTGGGCAGACTATGCGAAAAAGGCAATCGCCAAAGCGGAAGCCCTCAAGGAAGAAAGAACAGGCGCAAAAGCCAACAGTTAAAATAAAAGAAACTGTACCTGTTTCACATGAAACTCAGTATGAAACAGCTAGTATTGAAGAGACAGCAAACGTACTCTTCAAGCCTAACCCCGGACCACAGACACAATTTCTTGCCGCATCGGAACGTGAAGTTCTCTACGGCGGCAGTGCAGGGGGTGGTAAGTCATACGCCATGCTTGCTGACCCACTTCGATATATGGGGCATCCACAGTTTAGTGGATTGATGTTACGACATACAACTGAAGAACTGCGGGAACTTATATTTAAATCGCAGGAGTTGTACCCAAAAATCTGGCCCGGTATTAAGTGGTCAGAACGAAAGATGCAGTGGACTGCACCATCTGGCGCAAGGTTGTGGATGTCGTATCTTGATAGAGATGAAGATGTCTTGCGTTATCAGGGTCTGGCATTTAGCTGGATAGGGTTTGACGAATTAACACAGTGGTCCACACCCTACGCATGGAACTATATGCGTTCTCGTCTAAGGTCCACTGCACCAGACTTGCCAATCTTTATGAGGGCAACAACTAACCCCGGTGGACGGGGACATCATTGGGTCAAGAAAATGTTCATTGACCCTGCCCCATATGGAAAGGCATTCGATGCGACAGACATTGAAACAGGAGAGGTGTTACGATACCCAGCTGGACATGAGAAGGCTGGAAAGTCTTTATTCAAAAGACGCTTTATCCCTGCAAGATTATCTGATAACCCATACCTCTCTTCTGGCGGTGATTACGAAGCCATGCTTCTCTCTTTACCAGAACAGCAACGTAGGCAGCTTCTGGAAGGCGATTGGGACATTAAAGAAGGAGCAGCCTTTACTGAGTTCAATCGTGACATTCATGTTATTGAACCTTTTAGCATCCCTAGTAACTGGGTTAAGTTTAGGGCTTGTGATTATGGCTACGGGTCTTTTTCTGGTGTACTTTGGTTTGCAGTCGCACCTTCAGAACAACTTATCGTCTACAGAGAACTTTACGTATCAAAGGTACTTGCGACAGACTTGGCTGAAATGATATTGGACTTGGAGTCTGGTGATGGCAACATCAAATACGGGGTTCTTGATTCTTCTCTTTGGCATAAGCGTGGGGATACTGGTCCTAGCCTTGCTGAACAAATGATTCAAAGAGGATGTCGTTGGAGACAGTCAGATAGAAGTAAAGGTAGTCGCGTAGCAGGTAAAAACGAAATACACCGTAGACTACAGGTAGATGAATATACAGAGGAACCAAGACTTGTATTCTTTAATAATTGCACGAACATTGTCGCACAGTTACCGTCCTTGCCCATTGACAAAAAGAATCCAGAGGATATTGACACGCATTCGGAAGACCACTTGTATGATGCGTTAAGATATGGTATAATGTCAAGACCAAGGTTTAGCATATTTGATTATGACCCTATGGGAAGACCCGGCGGTGGGATGCGAGTAGCAGATTCAACATTTGGATACTAAGGAATAAAACATGGCTGATGATGAAATTATGATTGAAGATGATGCAATTGCATTAGAAGATACAGATGATTCTGTACAGGAAGATGTAGGCGTTTCTTCTATTATACCTTTTATTCAAGAACGGTATCAGAAAGCAGAAGACTATCGCTATCAAGATGAAGAGCGTTGGATTCGTGCATATCGTAACTATCGTGGCTTATATGGTCCAGATGTACAGTTTACAGAAGCAGAGAAATCACGTGTATTTGTAAAGGTTACTAAAACAAAAACACTTGCTGCTTATGGTCAGATTGTAGATGTATTGTTTGCTAACAATCGTTTTCCACTTTCTATTGACCCAACTGAATTACCAGAAGGTGTAGTTGCTGATGTACACTTTGACCCACAAGAGCCAGAGCAGTTACGCGAACAGCAACCTGACTTAATCAATCCTTATGGATATCGTGGTGACGGACGTGACTTGCCGCCCGGTGCTACTGCAAAAACTTTAACAGAACAACTTGGACCACTTGAGCAAAAACTTGACCCTGTTCAAGATAAACTGAAAGAAGGTCCGGGACAAACACCTACTGCTATTGAATTTAGCCCAGCTATGGTTGCAGCTAAAAAGATGCAGAAAAAAATTCATGACCAACTTGAAGAATCGGGTGCAAGCAAAAGCCTACGTAGCAGTGCATTTGAAATGGCACTGTTTGGCACAGGTGTAATGAAAGGTCCGTTTGCTGAAGACAAAGAATATGCAAACTGGAATGATGATGGTGAGTATGACCCACTGTTTAAAACCATTCCTAAAGTATCTCACGTATCTGTGTGGAACTTTTATCCTGACCCAGACGCTAATAACATGGATGAAGCGCAGTATGTTATTGAACGACATAAGATGTCACGTTCTCAACTGCGTAATTTAAAGAAGCGTCCATACTTCCGTTCACAAGTTATTGATGAAGCAATTCAGTATGGTGAAAACTATACCAAAAAATATTGGGAAGACGACCTATCCGATTATGCTCCAGAGCATGGCGTTGACCGCTTTGAAGTCCTTGAGTATTGGGGCATGGTTGATGTTGAAATGTTACTTGAGCAAGACATTGAGATTCCAAAAGAACTGCGTGACTTTGATGAGTTACAAGCAAATGTATGGGTCTGTAATAACAAACTTATTCGTATGGTACTTAATCCTTTTAAGCCAGCTAAGATACCTTACGTTGCTGCGCCATACGAACTAAACCCATATTCATTCTTTGGCATTGGCATTGCAGAAAACCTTGATGATACACAGACACTGATGAATGGCTTTATGCGTA